AATTGACTTGGCGTGGTTTGGCGGAATGTTAATCAGGATTCTATTACTAGCCAGGCCCGGCTCATACTTCATAGAAGGGTGTAGCCAACCAGGCTCACGACCTTCGATCATATCTACCAGGTTTTGCTGGTGTGGAAATGTCTGGGAGTGCAGGAACTTCTGACGGAACTCGGCAAAGGTAATGTCGTGGACATCGCTAGTTGCAAAGCTCTTGTCCTTTAGACCAAGGCGTGTTCGGTCAACCTTGTCTGTAAAGACCTTATCGGTGCGTCGGTAGTACTCGTAAGTCTTAATGGATTTACCAGCGGAGGCACAAGCCTGCTCGATGGTCATACCCTCTGCTACACAGCCAAGGATGATTCTCTTGGCAATGTCGGCGCTGTTATCGGCCACTGTTTTCCCGTCTCATCTCTTCTACTAGAATTGCCGCCGCGATCTGGCGGCGCATTTCTAAGCGACGGGACTCTCGCTCTTCCTTGTACTGCTTCCAGAATTTTCTACTGGAGGTAGCCTGGAGATATAACTCTTCTTCGGTATAGTTGCGTATCATCGGCGCGGATGCTCATTTCTTTTATACTAGGTTGAGTATGATCTTCCTATTAGAGATAGAGCTATCCCCACTAAAAATACTGGGCAGGTCGGGCTTAACGCCCGAAGGAGCCACAGCGAACTGAGGGGTAAGTCAGTACTCGGCCTAGGGGCCTCGCTAGAGGCCAACCAAGGGTCGTAAAACATACTCTCCCCGTTTTACTCCCCTACTATATATAAGGCAGGAAAAGGACTGGATTTCTCGCTTTCCTAATGTGAGTTACATCACAGTACTAAAACCGCAGGTCAGAGGCCAGATCGCAGCTTTGACTTTAGCAAATATTTTTTGTTGGGGCATATATACCACCGTGCAAAACAATTTAGCATAGGGGGGTAGTGCTAGCGGTGTTTTGCTGACCCCCACCCCCTCCCCTTGCCGTAATCGGTGCGGTTAGCGGTGCATTGCTAGGCAAGCGGTAGCGGGTTACTAACCCTCCGGCGGTTAAACCCTTAGCCCCTTAACCCTTAGCCGATTAAGTAACCGCTTACCCTTGCAGCTGCTAACACCTAGCCCTGACCGCTAACCGGTGCAGCTCTAGCCCTAACCGGTGACCGGCTAACCGATAGCCTCGCCCTATCCCTTACCGGTAAAGCTGACTCGATGACCTAGCCGAGCCGGTGACCCTGACCCCGTGGCCTCGATGTCCTCGATGTCTCGGTAGGTATTAGATCCAACTCTTAGCCCTGCCGGCCTACCTGTTGCCTAGCCCGACACGCCCTGAAACCTTGCCGGTTATGGCCTTGCACTATGGGGGATAGTCGTGTCACAATTGACCTATGAACACAGATAACACCTACAAGCTACCGCCCCGCTTTTACCTCGACCACATCGCCCGCGATTGTGGAAAGAGTGGAAAAGTAGTGCGTAGCACTAAGAAATACATCATCGTAGAGCTCGATGCCGATGCCCTCGATGATTTACTAACCGACGCTCTCTATTACATCGAGTGCTCCGATACTTTCGACCCCCCTATGCCTGCACTAATCGCTAGTGCTAAGGCCACAATCAACGCAATCAATAAAGGAGAATAAATAAATGCAATCACTAGCACAGACACAAGCTGAAACACTACACGAGGACGTTAAGAGAATAGTTATCGCCGAGCAATTTAAGGAGGATTTTCTCCTTGTAATGCTTAACGATTACGACGCATACACCGAGATTATAAATGACACTAAGGCAAGCGAGGGAGTAGTGCAGCTATCGGATAAGTTGCGCGGGGAGTACGAGACACTAGCCGAGCAGGTCACCGAGTTAGTGACCGAGCAGGTTAGCGAGATAGCCGGCCTCCTTATCTCTCAACTCATCAAGGGGCAGGGCTCTCTGCCTTTCGACTTAATCGCCAAGCAACTACGAGAGGAGAATAAGTAAATGAGCGTAGATTGTACAAGCAAGGAGACGGCTTTTATCCCTTGCATACACCCCGACGGGGCTAAATGCCTATTAGCTTTCTGCCCTGATTGCGGCAACGACATTTATCGAGAGTGCGAGAGAGAGGAGGCGAGTAAGTGAGAGAGTTATCTAAGAGAGGCAACTTAGTCGCCGGTATAGTTATCGGCCTAATCATTGCCGGCCTTGTATGGATAAGCGGTAACGTATGGATTACCGAGGAGGGCAGGATCTGCCTCGGCTCTATGTTGGAGTGTATGTAGCTTTCACTAGGTAGGTGACTCTCCTCCCTTGCTTACAGGCAGGGGAGAGGGAGCCGGTACCTAGACCGGAGAATAGAAAGGGTTAAGTTATGAATTGCTCACAATGTAAAAAAGATGTTCATCCTCTAGCGGTTTTTCCTGCCGGTCTATGTGTGGATTGCTACGCAATGACGGAGGAGGCTAACCGCCCGATAACCGCTCGTGAATTAGCTCAAATGTGGGGGGCTAAGTAATGAGAGAGATAATCGAAACCGAGGCGAAAGAGGTACTCTCACGCTTAATGGAGAGCGTGGGAGATAGCAACAGCTATAACTATTATCAAGGAAAGATTGACACTCTATCGTGGGTGCTTAGACAATTACCGGAGGAGGGATAAGCAATGGACACAATGGACTTATTACGCGCTTTAAGCACAGAGGAGAGAGAGTGCGAGTTATGCGGATCTCGTAGCTGGCGCATACTCCACGCGGGGGATGAAAGTAATTGCGAGTGCGAGGGCGAGTGTTTGCGTGTATGCGATAACCCGTTAATTGAGGACGGGTGCGACGGAGTAGCAATACTAATCAACGAGGAGGGAAAATAAATGAAAGTTAGCGAGCTATTAAATACCGGTGGTGTAACAGGTGACGCGCTCACCGGTTGGGGAGAGCCTAGCGAGGCTATCCGATTAGGACAAAAGATCCGCGTTACTTTTACTGGACAAAAGGCTAAGACGGGGTATGCATACAGGGAAGAGGGAGCGTGGTTAGGTATTCGCTATACCTGGAAATCTCACCGGTGGTGGAGCTTACTTAACTATAATAACCCGCTTGTTAAATTAGAGGTGGAAGAGATAGACGGAAAGGGTAAGGCTAGTTATAGGATAGTGTGGGAAAAGTAGGGTAGAGTACGATAGTCGGTATGCTTGTTACCCTCTCTCGCAGCTAATAGGCGGGAGAGGGTGAGAGGTAGATCGCCTCACAATTAAAAGAAAAGGGTTAAGTAAATGAAAGTTGATACAGTAGAACAACAGGTGACAGCCTCTACTAAAAAAATGATAGTCACTTATGAGGAGCAAGAGTATGAAGTGTATCTCTATTGGAACAATTGCGACGGATACGAGATTGACTTTATAGGTGCAGATACCCCCAAGTGGGCTATTGAGTGGGACGATAACAATGATGAAAGTCTTGCTTACACACTAGATAGCTTAAGTGATGAAGTATTAGAGGAGGTTAAGTAAATGAAAGTAAAAGAGTTAATCGAACAGTTGCAGCGTGACTACAAGCCGGAGGATCAGTTGCTCGTTGCCTATTGGGATAAAGAGTACGCAGAGACGGCGTTAGAGGACAAGTTAGAGGGAAAGCCTTACCCTGAAGAGGCGTGGGAGGACGCTATCCGTAGAGCAGAGAAGGCAGAGTACTGGCAGAGCTGTGGATCAGAGGAGATAGTAGAGCAAGCGGACGAGGCACTAAAAGACTACAAGGAGGAGAGTAAATGAGTATGGAAATCACAGAGAGCAAGTATGAGTGGCAGCTAGGTGAGTATCTAGTACGCACTTATGTAGGAGAGTACGGCACGCACACCGAGTGGTTTAAGGGCGATAGCTTTATAGATAGTAATGATGTACCGGATCTCGTACTAGAAGCGCACGAGCAATTGTGTGAGGAGGAGGGGCTATGATCTACGACATCAACAATAATTGCGTAAAGTGTGACCAATACAGGTACGACCAACACAAAAAGAGTTGCGAGTACTATGTGAAAGAGAGCTATTTAGAGTTCATCAAAAGGATTATGGGGGCAGCAAAGTGAAAGATAAGTGGCTGGTAACACTAGAGATAAAGACTTACGACGGAGATCCGCGTCGTTGGGATTGGGACTACATCTTTACAGGTGAGGACGAGGTTAAGGCAGTTAGTAGTGAGTTCAAGGGTAGAGTACTACCGGAAGAGGGAGAGAGTAATGAATAGAGAGTACTTAGAAGCTAAGTTTGACTTATGTATCAATCAAGCTGAGAAAGATCTTAAAGAGGAGGAGATAGCGGGAGCTATCGCTAACCTACGCAGGGCTAACTCTGCCCTGTCGCAGCTGTTTGGGTTTGAGGAGGAGGAGAATGAATAAGATTTCGGATCTGAAATACGAGACGTGGTTCACGAATGGCTATGCAGTTTTAACTAAGGAGGAGAGTGCATTGTGCCTTGCACGCTGGGTAAAAGAAGGGTGCAAGTTATGAGCAACATCTATACCATACACCCGCGCAAGTCTGAGTTGATCCTCTTGTACGAGGTAGTGGACGAGAGCGGGAGAGCAGAGTGGGGCGGGGCTAATGCTGAACAGGCTATGCAATGGCTCACTCTTGCACCTAAAAATGCACGCCTGTTGGTGAGTGCGTGGGATAGTGATGAGGAAGATGCCCACTTAGTAGGGCAGACCATAGACATAACTGAGATTATTCAACGGGCAAGGAAGGTAGGAAGATGAGCTTATTGTTAGGGATAATCATAGTAGTGGTGGTAGCCTATGTGCTTATAGTGTGGGAGGACAAGATCAATGGAGAGTAGACAAGTAAGCGGGAAACAGTCTATCCACTACCGCAATTACAGAAGGGCAAGAGACAAGGCACTCGTGCGCCTA